GGACCAGGTAGAGCTGCTGGTGCGCGTGAGAGAGTCGGTGCACAAGCCCGCGGTGTACGACCTGGTCGCCAGCGATCTCAAGCGCCTCGGCATCAAGATCGACAACGACGTCGATGCCGTCGTCATCAAGCCCGCCGACCGCGACGTCGACAAGCTGGTCAACGCGCTGCTGAAAGACGCCGAGCGGATCGAGGAGGAGCAGGCGGCGTGAGCTGGTGCGCGCGACACAGCCAGATCCACGTCAACGGCGACCCGTACATGGACCGCTGGGTACTCGGCACGCCCTGGTTCGAAATCCGCCTGCATCACATCCTGCGTTCCGACGAAGATAGAGATCTGCACGATCACCCGTGGCCGTTCGTCAGCCTGATCTTGTCAGGCGGCTATTGGGAATATAGACCGTCGCGAGAGCCGTTTTGTGGCGTGAATCGACAGTGGCGCCGGCCCTGGAGCATCGCATATCGGCGGGCCGAGGACGCGCACCGACTCAAATTGACGCGTCCCGTGTGGACTCTGGTTTTCACTGGGCCCAGGCGGAGGGCATGGGGTTTTTACACACGCCGCGGCTGGGTGCACTGGCGAGACTACGTAACGTCACGAGGCGCGGAATGAGCGGCTACGGCTGGCATCCATGTCAGAGGAGCAGGCGGCGTGAAGAAGCTTAGGGGGTCACAGCTACGCATGTGGGCATCGCAGCGCGGAAGGTGCTTTTACTGCGGCGAAGACATGCGGCCGCCGGGGGTTGACATCGGGCATCCGGACTCAGCCACCAAGGATCACCTTCGCCCAAGATGCGACGGCGGGATGTGGCGCAACAACTATGTCTGGGCGCATCAAAAATGTAACCGTGCGAAGGGGGGGCGCCCGCCGACAGAAGACGAGCGTCAGCGTCACCGCGATTTGCTCAAGAAGGCACACGCGATGCGTCGCAAGACCGCGTTAAAACTTTCCGTCCTGTACGGCCTGAGAGGCTGACCGCATGACCGGAGCAGGCGGCGTGAACGACGAGATTTGCCAGTGGTGGCGCGAGCCTGAGACGAAGGGCGAATGGCAAGACGCCGTCGACGCCGCCTATGCGCTGCTGGTGCTCGACGCGGCGAGGCAATACGGACTCGTGCGGGGAGGACCGGTGCCGAATCGTGAGCGCTGCGAAGATATTCTCAGCCGCGGCAAGCAGCTCGGCATCGAGCCGCGGAAAGACGCCACCGCGAAAGTCACGGTGATCCCGCGATGAGCTGGCGCATCCTCGTGCTCTTGATCGCGGTCGTATCCGGCCACGCCGCTGCGGACATCATGCAGCCGCCGGCGGTCACCTGCCTCGCGCTCAATGTCTATTACGAGGCGCGCGGCGAGCCCTACGAAGGGCAGATGGCCGTCGCCCAGGTGGCCGTGCGACGGGCCGGATTCGACGAGGACTGGATTTGTCCCGCGGTCTACGCGGGCCGGCAGTTCTCCTGGACCTCCCGCATCAATCGCACGCTGCCGAGGCCTCGGGATCTCGACGCATGGCACAGGGCGCAATCGGTCGCCCGCATGGCGCTGCTGTGGGGGCACCTGCAGCACGTGCCCGATTACTCTCGCGGCGCGACGCACTACCACTCGATCCGGGTCCGGCCGTCATGGTCGCTGCGCATGCGCGAGGTCGCGCGCATCGGCCGGCACCGCTTCTACCGCGACGGGACGTCATGACCGAGCCAGGCAACACGCGCAACGCGCAGCTCGCGAAAATCCACATCGCAAAGAAAGCGCTCGCGCTCGACGACGACGCCTACCGACAGATCCTCTGGACGATCGCGCGGGTCAGGAGCGCGCGCGACCTCGACGACGCCGGCCGGCGCCGCGTGCTCGAGCACTTCCGTGCATGCGGCTGGCGGCCGGCGCCACGGACAAAACGCAGGCATCACGCCGGCGCGCCTCACAACATCGAGTCCGAGGACCGCGGCCCGATGCTGCGCAAAATCGAGGCGTACCTCGCCGAGGCAGGCCGTCCGTGGGCGTATGCGGACGGCATGGCCAGGCGGATGTTCCACGTGGATCGCATAGCGCTCTGCAGCCCGATGCAGCTCCACAACATCATCGCCGCGCTGGAGAAGGATGCGCGGCGACATAACCGCTACCGGGGCGTTAAATGACCAGCATCGAGTGGCCGGAAATCCTGTCGTGAACATCACCTGCCCAAATTGCGCGCTTAGGTTCCCGCTCGCCGCCGGTGCCAACGACGCGGACGCGCGCCGCTTCGCCGCCATGTTGGGCGAACTTCCGCCCGTCGTCGGCCGGCCGCTGATCGATTACCTCGGGCTGTTCAAGCCGCGGAAATCCGGGCTTCGATGGTCCCGGATGCTCACCGTCCTCCAGGAGATCGCGCCGGAGCTCATCGCCGGCGAAGTGCGCCGCGACGGGCGCGTATTGCCCGCGTCCGCCGACATCTGGGCGGACGGCCTGCGGCAGATGGCGGACAAGCGGGATCGCCTCACGTTGCCGCTCAAGAGCAACGGCTACCTGCGGGAGCTGGTCTACGGCCTGGCGGACAAGGCGGGCGCGCAGGCTGAGCGGCGTCGAGAGCTGGCGCTCCGCCGCGGCCAGCGCGACGAGGCCGGCCCCGCGGTGAAATCGCGCGGGCAGGTCAAGAGCGAAATCCGCGCCCTGGAAAACCTGCTCGACGGCGCGCCCGAGGCGGCGAAGCCGGCGCTGCGGAAGCAGATAGATGGGCTCAGGGAGGAACTCGATGGAGCCGGCGCGTAAGGCTGACATCCCCGATATCGATTTCGACCTGCTGCCGAGGTCGCTCTGCGAGCTTGTGCGGGTCATCGGTCTCGCCGCGGCGACGCGGCTCCTCCAGCGCTTCGGCGGTCGTACGATCTTCGTCCCGGCGGAGGTCAGCCAGGATCATCCGCTCTCTGTTGCCCTCGGACACCAGGTGGCGCAGCGCCTGTGCGCCAACTACGGGCGCGACCAGCTAGACGTGCCGCAGTTCGAATCCCTCCTGCGCGGGATGCGAGACGCCGAAATCCGCCGGCGGCGCTGCGCTGGCGAATCGCCGTCTACCCTTGCGTCCGAGTATTTTCTGACCGTTCGGCAAATCCGTCGGATCGCGAGCCTGGCCGAAGACCAGCCCAAGTAGCGGACGCGTTTCCCCTGCCCCCAGCCGGCTGGACGCCGCACACTGGCGGCATGTTGCATTCGAGCGAAACCGTCCAGCTCTGGCTTGACCGGATCATCGGCCACGAGGGCAGATTCACTGACGACAGAGACGATCCGGGCAACTGGACCGGCGGCAAGATCGGCGCCGGCGAGCTCGTCGGCACGAAGTGGGGGATCGCGGCGAACACCTACGGTCACGCCGTGGCAGTCAGCCGCGGCCTGATCCCGATCCGGGACCTCACCATCGAGGACGCCGCCGAGATATACCGCCGCGACTTCTTGTCGCGAATCAAAGCGTACGAGCACGAGGACGGCGTGGCTTACCAGCTACTCGACTTTGCGATCAATAGCGGTCCCGTACGCGCGCGCTACGAACTGCAAGACGCAATCGGCGTCAAGGCGGACGGCATCGTCGGCCCGGTCACGCTGTCGAGGTTGAGCGAATTCAGCGAGGCGCAGCTCATCATGTTACTGCTCTCTGAGCGCATCGGGTTCCTGGTCCGGCTGCCGAACTGGGACGTCGCCGGGCGCGGATGGATGCGCCGCGTGGCGAAGAACCTGCGGCACGGCGCTGTGGATATCGTCTGATGCGCCGTTGTTCAATGGCGCCGATGGTTCTGGCGGTCGCATTCGTGACCGCGCTTCTCTTTTTCGCAGTGCATGCCGCGCCGGCGCCGTCCCCGGGGGCAGAGCCGTCGCGACAAGCGCCCGCTGCCGGTGCGCCCGTCATCCTGCCCGGACTGTTGATTCCGGTGGCCGACGGCGGCATCGCGTGCACGGGTCGTCTGCCCGACGATCTGACCTGCTGGCGCGTCATCGAGCCCGCGTTCAGATGCGTGGCGGATTTTCCCCGACTGCATTGCAACTCTGTGAAGGACCCGTTCAGGGAGTCGCCCGAACAGGAGGGCACGGAGAGATAAGGTGTTTCAAGGTGTGAATCATGGACTGGAAAGAAGTCGGTAAAACCGCTGCGAAATTCGCTCCGCTGATCGGCGCGGCCTTGCCCGTACCCGGTGGCGCAGCCATCGGATCGATCATCGCGTCTGTGTTCGGGGTAGAGGACTCCCCGGACGCCGTCATGAAGGCGATGGAATCTGACCCTGAGGCCGCAATCAAGCTGCGCAAAATCGAACTGGACCACAAGGAACGTCTGGAAGGCCTCGCGCTCCAGCGCGCGGCGATGGAAATGGAGCAGGAAACGGCGCGCCTGCAAACGGTCAACGCGACGTTTCAGGCGGAGGTGAAAAGCGAGGACAAATATGTGCGGCGCTGGCGCCCCACGTTCGGCTACGCGGTGACCCTGACGTGGGTAATTACCTGGTGTGCGGTCGTGTGGGTGATCGTCATTGAGACGGACAAGGCCCCCGAGGTGATCTCGGCACTCACCGCGACGGCCATGATGTGGTCAGTCGCCCTCGCCGTCCTCGGCGTCAACGTGTACAAGCGCAGCCAGGACAAGGAGGTGGACGCCGGCTTGAAGCCGGGTGTTCTCGCGGCGCTGATGGGCCATAAATCATGACTTGGCAAGTCATATCGCACAGCACGCACGTCCATTTCATTTGACCGGACGTCGAGCTTTTGGACGAGGCGGATCGCGCACAGGTGCTGGAGGAGGCTGAACGAGCTAGCGGGATTCTCCGGGTCCTGACCCGGCCGCGGGCCGAACAGCCGCTGGAGATTGGCGGCCGCAGGGTTTGCGTGGACTGCGGAGATGAAATCAGCGCCGCGCGCATCAAGGCCGTTCCGGCAGCGCGCAGGTGCGTCGGGTGCCAGCAAGAGAGAGAGGTTAGACGATGATGGACACGGCGACGATCGAATTCATCAAGTTACTGTGGATGGTGATCACGTCGTTCGCCGCGTTCGGCGCATGGATATACGCCTGGTTGAGCCATCGCCGTACTGCAACGCTCGCCCGCGTCGCCCAGGTCGAGGGCGACGTGCTCGCGATATCGGGTCGCGTCTCTTCAATCGAAAAAGACATCCAGTACGGTCCCAGCCAGGCCGATATCAACGTATTACACGGCCGCATCAGCGATCTGGACAAAAGCGTGAACCGTCTGACCGGCGGCATCGAGACCTGGATCCAGACCAACCAGGCCCTGCACGAGCAGGTCTCCACCATCAACAAGTACCTCTTGAGCCACAAGTAGGGGCGCGCATGGCTTACAGGGAGCACTTCGACGGGTCGCGGCGGCTACGGCTGCTGAAGATTTTGTACGACGTCCAGGGATACAAGGCCAACGAGCTGATCGTCGGACGCATGCTCGACGCGTTCGGCTATAGCGTCAGCTCCGACCAGGTGCGCACCGATCTCGCCTGGCTGTCAGAGCAGGGGCTGCTGACCGTCGAGGAGCTGGGCGACTTGCAGATCGCCGAGCTCACGGCCCGGGGCGCCGACGTCGCCACCGGCAAGATCGCCACGCCCGGCGTCCACCGCCCGCAACCCGGCCGCTGACGTCATGCCGCGCAAGTCCAGCATCACGCAGCTCGATGCGCGTATACGGGAGTCGGTGGACAGGGCCATCCGCGAGGAGCGCGCCACGATCGATGAGATCGTATGCCTCATCGAGGACATGGGCGGCGAGGCTTCACGCAGCGCCGTCGGCCGCTACAAGAGGAACGCGCAGGCGCAGATGCGGCAGTACCGCGAGGCGCAGGAGGTTGCGAAGGTTTGGATCGGCAAGCTCGAGGAGGACCCCGACGGCGACGTGGGCCGGCTGCTATCGGAGATGCTGCGCACCGTCGCGTTCCAGACGCTCGGCAACATGGACGAAGGCGCCAAGCCCGCCGACGTGATGTTTCTGGCGAAAGCCATCAAGGAGCTGGCAAGCGCCGACAAGACGTCCGTTGACCGCTCTTTGAAGATACGTCAACAGGTCGTTAAGGAGGTCGCAGACAAGGCGGAGAAGATCTCCCGAGATATGGGGCTCACCCACGAGCAGCAGACGAACTTCCGCAAAGAATTGCTGGGGCTCGTCGCGTGAACGCAGCGAACGCCACCACGCTCGAGCAGGGACTGCTGCTGGCCGGACAGCGGGAATGGGTTGCCGACGACTCGCCGCTCAAGGTCGACGAGAAAGGCCGGCGCACGGGCATTACCTGGGCCGAGGCCGCCGACGACGTGCTCATCGCCTCCACCGACCGCGGCCACGGCGGTATGAACGTCTACTACTTCCCGCAGGCGCACGACGACGCCATCGAGTATATCGAGGCCTGCGCACGCTGGGCGCGCGCTTACGGTCATGCGATAGAGCAGCAGTCCGGCGGATCGTGGGAAGAGGAGCTGGGCGTGGTGTTGCCGTCCGGCGATCCGGACAAGCACATACAGACCTACAAAATCCGCTTCGCCTCCGGCAACCGCATCGTAGCGCTCTCGTCCGCGCCCAGCCGTGCGCGCGGCAAGCAGGGCATATTCGTGCTGGACGAGGCCGCGTTCCACCCCAACCTGCCCGGCGTGCTGAAGGCGGTGATGGCCTCGCTGCTCCGCGGCGGCAAGGTGCGGGTCATCAGCACCCACAACGGCGAGGACAACCCCTTCAACGAGCTGATCGCCGAGATCCGCGCCGGCCGTCGCAAGGGAACCGTGCACCGCTACCCGTTCATGCGTGCCGTCGCCGACGGGATGTACAGGCGCATCTGCGAGGCGGAGATGGCGAAGCGGGAGGCCGCCGGTCTCGACCCGGCGCCGGCTGACTGGTCGCAGGACAAAGAAGACGCTTATGTCGCCGACGCCTATGCGTTTTACGGAGATGACGCCGACGAGGAGCTGGACGCCGTGCCGAAGTCCGGCAGCGGCACCTACTTGTCGTCGTCGCTCATCGAGGCGCGCATGCGGCCGGTCCCGATCCTGCGGCTGGCCTACGACGACGACTTTGCCCACAAGCCGAAACACGTGCGCCAGTCGGAGTGTCAGGCCTGGCTGGACGATCACGTCGCGCCGCTGCTGCACACGCTGGAGCCGAACCTGGACCACGTGTTCGGCCAGGACTTCGGCCGCAGCGGCGATCTCTCCGTGATTGCACCGGCCGATATCACAGCGACGCTCAAGCGCCGCGTGAAGTTCCTGGTCGAGCTGCGCAACGTGCCGTTCGAGCAGCAGCAGCAAATCCTCTGGTTCATAGTCGACGGACTGCCGAATTTCCGCGCCGGCGCGATGGACGCGAGGGGGAACGGCTCGCACCTGGCGGAGCTCACCTGGCAGAAATACGGCGCCGGGAGAATCGAGGCCGTGATGTTCACCACCGAGTGGTACCGCGAGCACATGCCGTCGTTCAAGGCTGCGTTCGAGGATGACGACATCGAGATCCCGAAGGACGCCGACACGCTCAAGGATCTGCGATCCATCAAGACCGACAAGGGCGTGTCCAAAATTCCCGACAGCTATAAAGGCAAGGGCACCGACGGCAAGCCGCGTCACGGCGACGCCGCGGTGGCCATATTCCTCATGGACCATGCCACCCGCATCGACGCCGCCCCCATCGAATTCCAGTCGACCGGCGTGATGCGCGCCGGCGCGTTCGATGACGGCAATGCCGGGCGCGGCCATCAGGTAATTCCCGATACCGGTTTCGGCGTCGTCACCGGCCGCAACGACTTCGGAGGCTTCGTGTAATGACGCGTTACACGCAGGTTGAGGGCGGTTTAATCGTGCCCGTGAGCTTCGCCGAAACGGCGCCCGCCGGAAAGCCCG